ATATACCGGTAGTGAACTTTTCACCATCCAAAGGAAACGACAAGCATGCCCGTGTAAATGCTGTTGCACCTTTGTTTGAATCTGGTATGATATACGCACCTGAGCAGAAATTCGCAGACGACGTTATCGAGGAGTGTGCGGCCTTTCCTTATGGTGATCATGACGATCTTGTGGACTCAACAACACAGGCCATCATGCGATTCAGACAGGGCGGTCTGATCGGACACCCTGAAGATTATATCGACGAGAAGGTCGAACAACGTAAAAGGAATTATTATTGATATGGGTATAATTACAAAAGGCATGGGCGCTATCATGAAATCCAAGATGAGAAAGGCTTTTGTCGACAAGCCAACTTTTCCAGGGCCAAACGTTACAAATATTTTAAACAGAGAGATACAGAAAAAAAGAAAAATCAGAGGTCCGGGATACAGAGGATCAGACATTGTCGAGGGTCCTCTTAAGATGCGTAAGGACATGAGAACGGGAGCACAAAAACCTGGCAAGAGTGCTATAGAGATAGATGCAAGAATTAAAAGATCAATTTTAAGAGATTATTACAAAGGCGCGAAGATGCCAAAGGAATATAAAAAGGTAAAATAATGGCTTTATTTACATTACCACAAATGATCCAGAGATTGACAAGAGGTTTTGTCAAAGTGACTGGTAGAAAACCAGATGGCCTAGAAAAGATAAAAATCAAACAAGAGGCACTAGAGAGAATCAAACAACAGGATAAGGTTGTCGATATGGAAGGCAATGTGATTGATACATCTAAAGGTATCATGGGTGGTAGAGAGATTAAAGCTATGGGTGGTCGTATTGGTTACAAGATAGGTGGTATAAACAGAGCACGTAGAGCATTTTTAAAAGCAGCAGCAGGAATTGGTGGAGGTATAGCTGCACTTAAAACAGGACTATTAAATATTGGTAAAGGTGCAGATGCTGTTAAAAATCTTCCTCCAATAAAAACACCTGTAACAAAATTAGAAGGCACTACAACACAGATGCCAGAATGGTTTCCATCGTTTATAAATAAATTCAGAGACGAGGGAAAAGCAGAGAACGTATTTAAACGAGAAAAAGTAAAGGTCACTAAAGCTGAGTATGATAAAGCAATAGCAGAAGGCAAAGGTGAAAACTATTTTAGAGACGATGCTAGAACCCCAGAGTACAAGGCAAACAATCCTGACCACATGGATTATTTTAAAATGGAGAATACTGATGAGAGAATATACACAACATATACAAATGATAAAGTTCCTGGCGTGCGGGTTGATGATATGGATGGTAATATTGATGTGATGTTTGAAAATGACTACTCTCAACCGGTATCAATGAATTATACTGCACCAGGTAAAAGAGGACCTGAGACAGGAAGAGCGGATCTGTTTGTTCAAGGTGAGGCAAAAGTAGAACCAAAACCAAAAGGAGAGTTTGTTGCTAACGATGTAGAAGTATATGCAACAGATCCTGATGGAGGTTCTGAGGCAGTGGATGTCATAGCTGATACAGTCGATGATATGTTAGAAGGCAAAACTCGTCAGATGGAAGAATACGTAACTGGTAAAAAAACAAAATTATCTAGAGGTGAGGGTAGAGTTATTGAGGCTGAAATAAAAGCAGAGCAAGCAGCAGATGCAGCCGCAGAAGCTGCAGCAGAGGCAGCTGATGAATTTGCATCAGGCGGACTTGCTGGCATGCTAGGAGAATAATGAAAGATTTATTAGCTACTATCGATTTGTATGATGACGATACACCAGGCATGGCTGACGGTGGACGGATTGGTTTTAAAAAAGGTGAGAGAGCTGATCTAGAATTAGAAAACCTAACTCGTATGCAAAATGCAAAAGAAAAAGGTGTAAGAACTAAAGACGCCTCTGGATTTAAAGCTCTACCAGGTTACGATAATATAACTTACACAGATTTTAGAAATAAAGAAACTGGTGAGGTATTTAGAAAGTATGGTGTTCGTGTAAGAGTTCAAGATAAAAATGTGCAAAAAATAGGCACGACAGCTGACAAATATAAAAACATAGATAGTTTAGATGAAGCTTTAAAATTAAGAGATGATTTTAGAAAAGCAAATCCTAAAAATATTAAACCACCAGATCCAGAAAAAGAAAAAATAACTAAAGCTACTAGAAGAGATTTTATTAAAGCTCAAGGAGGAGTTGAGGATTTTTTAACTGGTGATAAAGGATCAGGTGTTCAAAAAGGACATGCTGGGGATATTAAAACAAGAAAAATTACACCCAGTAGTATAATTTACACCCCTGAAGAGGTAAACGTGGGCATGGCTGGGCAAGAGGGAACCAAAGGTGCAAAAGAAACGTTTACAGATTTAGATTACAAAATAAGTGTGGCAGAAAATGAAATTAAAAAAATTAAAAGATCTAAAAAATCTCTAGCAGAGAAAAAAAGATTATTAGATATACAAGATAAATTATTAACTGATTATCATTTTCAGTCCGGTGGTTTTAAAACTCCTACACTAAGTGATGGAACGGTTTTTGGAGAAAGCACAAGAAAAACAATGTCCATGGATCCATTTGATCTTTTTCCTGACATGACAGAAAAAGAGACTAAAAAATTTGTTAGACGATACATAACTGAAAAAGGAACTTTAAAACCTTTTTATCAAAGACTAGTAGATTCTGGAGAGATTAGTGAGATTGATAAAGCGAATATTATAAAAAGTAAATTGTTTTTAGACAACGTAGAGTCAGCAAAACAAAATGTAAAAAATTTTGATGTGGCTGCTATGAAAAAATTAGCAGCAATTGGTTGTCCAGGTAAAATGATGGGTGGTCGTGTTGGTTTTAGCACAGGTGAAAATTTAAATACGTGTGCTTTCGAGGGTATAAAAAAATTAAAAAAAACAAATGTAAAAGAATTAACACCAGGTGATAAAGCAAACGTCAAAGCTATTACTAAAACTGTTCAAGGTGGAAGATTGTTAAAAAATATTTTAGGACCAGGTGCTTTAGCATTTGAAGGATTGTTTGCAGCTCCGTTTGCTGCATATGATTATGCAAGAGGAAGACCAGGAGAAGATATATTTAAAAATGCTTTGACTCTAGGATTGTTTGATCAAAAACTTACCGATGCAGAATTAAAAAAAATATTCCCAGAATATGGCGCTGCAGAAAATTTAGAAAACATTGGAGATAGATTAAGTAATTTAGAACGATTACAAAAAGGAACTAAAGGTCAAAGAATAAGAAGTACGGGTAAAACTAAAATAGCAGAAGATCAATTTAAAAAAACTTTGCAACCTTTTTTAGATACAGGTGATCCGGAAAAAGCTTATTTAGAGAATCTACGAAAAAGCGAAGAAGCAAAAAAAGAGCTACAACGTCAATATGATATTAGAAAACAAAACAGAACCCTGCAGTTTGATTTAAGTAATCCATTTATGGCTGCAGGTGGTGGTATCGCAAAAGAAGCAGGCGATCCGTCAGGTGCTATGCTAGAATCCATGAACCCTGATTCACAGGGCTTGTCAGGCTTATTAAAACGTGCTAAGAAAGTATAGGAGTATTAAATGGCAGATATAGATAAAGGACTCCCGAACACTAGAACGAAGATTGATATCCCTTCAGAAGAAGAGATAGCAGAAGAAGTAAATGTTCAGGAACAAGAACCCGAAAAAGGACCGATAGAAGTTATACCTGAAGAAGATGGAGGTGTAACATTAGACTTTGAACCAGGATCAATAAATGTTCCTGGAACCGAATCACACTTTGACAACTTAGCAGATCTTTTACCAGACGATGTATTAGAACCAATCGGTAATGATATGACTCAAAATTTTATGGACTATAAAAGTTCAAGAAAAGATTGGGAGAGATCGTACACTGAGGGTCTAGATCTTTTAGGATTTAAATACGAAAATAGAACAGAGCCGTTTCAAGGAGCATCAGGTGCAACTCACCCTGTAATGGCAGAAGCTGTTACACAATTCCAAGCACAGGCTTACAAAGAATTATTACCAAGCGATGGACCTGTAAGAACGCAAGTCATTGGACTTAAAAATTCACAGACAGAACAACAAGCAACGCGTGTTAAAGATTTTATGAATTATCTGGTTATGGATCAGATGAAAGAATACGAAGCAGAATTTGACTCCATGTTATTTCATCTACCACTAGCAGGTTCAACATTTAAAAAAGTTTACTACGATGTAAATATGGGACGAGCTGTATCTAAGTTTGTTCCAGCGGATGAATTAATCGTTCCGTATACGGCTACCTCATTAGACGATGCGGAAGCGATTATTCATGTAATTAAAATATCTGAAAATGAATTAAGAAAACAACAAGTCAACGGTTTTTATAGAGATGTAGAATTAGGACCACCAGGTCATGTTGAGAAAAATGATTTAGAAAAAAAAGAACGTGAACTTGAAGGAACAAGAAAGTCAGGAAAAAATGAACCTGTTTATTCTTTACTAGAGTGTCATGTAAATCTAGACTTAGAAGGTTTCGAAGAGGTCGGTGCAGATGGACAACCGACTGGAATAAAATTACCTTACATCGTAACAGTCGAAGAAGGTAGTAGGAAAGTTCTTTCTATTAGAAGGAACTATGCGCCCGATGATCTAAAGAAAAATAAAATCCAATATTTTGTCCACTTCAAGTTTCTGCCAGGACTAGGATTTTATGGCTTTGGACTCATTCATATGATTGGCGGATTGAGTCGTACGGCAACGGCGGCTCTCCGTCAATTATTAGACGCAGGGACTTTATCAAACTTACCAGCAGGATTTAAACAAAGAGGTGTAAGAGTTAGAGATGAAGCAGCTCCAATACAACCAGGTGAATTTAAAGATGTAGATGCACCAGGTGGTAGTTTACGTGATGCATTCTTTCCATTACCCTACAAAGAACCATCTCAAACATTATTAAACCTTTTAGGTATAGTTGTGCAAGCTGGTCAAAGATTTGCTGCAATCGCTGATATGCAAGTTGGTGATAGTAATCAACAGGCTGCTGTTGGAACTACAATTGCATTATTAGAGCGTGGCTCAAGAGTTATGTCTGCAATACACAAAAGATGTTACTCTGCTATGAAAAAAGAATTTAAACTTCTTGCAAAAGTCGTGTCACAATATCTGCCACCCGAGTATCCTTATGATGTTGTTGGTGGTGCAAGAAATGTAAAACAAACAGATTTCGATGATAGAGTTGATGTAATACCTGTTGCAGATCCAAATATATTTTCTATGTCACAGAGAATTACACTTGCACAAACACAGTTACAGATTGCTAGTGCAAATCCACAAGCACATAACATGTATCAGGTTTATAGAACTATGTACGAAGCTATTGGTGTAAAAAATATTGATGCAGTATTACCTCCACCTGCACCAAATATGCCAATGGATCCAAGTTTAGAACACATCAATGCTTTAGCTGGTAAACCTTTTCAAGCTTTTCCTGGTCAAGACCACAGAGCTCACATAACTGCACACCTAAATTTTATGTCAACTAATATGGTTAGAAATAATCCTGCTGTAATGGCTGCAATACAAAAAAATATTTTAGAGCACATATCGATTATGGCACAAGAACAGGTTCAATTAGAGTTTAGAGAGCAAATGCAAGAGATGATGATGCTTCAACAACAAGCAGCGATTAACCCACAGGCACAACAACAGCTTCAAATGCTCACAAATCAAGTTGAGGCAAGAAAAGCAGTGTTGATTGCTGAGATGACAGAGGAGTATATGAAGGAAGAAAAGAAAATTACGTCACAATTTGACAATGACCCTCTTCTAAAACTAAAATCACGTGAAGTTGACCTTCGAGCGATGGAAAATGAGCGTAAAAAAATGAATGATAAGGCAACACAAGACCTAAACAGAGCAAAATTAATGCAAGCACAAGAAATTGCAGAGGATAAAATGGAACAAAATGAAGATTTAGCAAAATTACGTGCTGGAGTTAGCCTTGCAAAGACCGGAGTACAACAAGCAGCGGTGATCACGGAGGATAATTAATGCCATTAAACAAAAAAGGTAAAAAAATTATGAAATCCATGAAGAAACAGTACGGAAAAAAGAAGGGTGAAAAGATATTCTATGCATCTAAGAACAA